CCCACTGATCAGCTACAGCTGAAACAGTAGAAAGACTCATGTCAGTAGATGTGGGAGCCACACCTTCCGTCAATACAGATTGCGGGAGGTTAAGGCGCTCATATCGGTTAAATTGAAAAGTTTTTCCTTCTCCGCTAGGCATAACTGCTTTTGTGCCGATTTGTTGAAATACCACTGCTTTTTTAGCAATGACAAGCAACTCTTCTGCAATGTGAGCATTTATTGCGCCGCCGGAAAAGGAAGCAAATACTTGTGTAGCCATTGTGTAATGTTCCCTTCGTGAAAGTTAAATTAAAATTCTATGTTTTCTAGCTTTTTAATACGGTCTTCACGAGTCTCTACGGCCTTAGAACTAGGAGCCGTGCCCCCAGTAATAGTCGTGGCTTCCCTTGGATCAGAGGTGGGGACATCTTCTGTGGTTGAGTCAGGAGCTGTGGCTTTGGGCTGAACCCTTTGAGTAGATCGCGCTGTGGCGTCATCTCTTAACCTCTCCTGTCCCAACATCCACGTATAGATGCCCTCACGATTTGCCCTGAAGTTCCCCCCTCGACGTTCGTTCTCGAGGATCTTCTCCACATCGGCGATTCTCTTCTTCCCATCTGCCCCAGTGTTTTGCAAAAAAGACTGTCGGTCTAGTTGGTCGGCTTGAGTAGCGAATCCAGCTCTAACCTGCTTAAGCTCAATTTCCTGGCGTTTAAATCTGTTGTACGCCGCAGGATCTCTCTGCTTAAGTTCTTGGTCTTCTGGGCTCTCTTCCTCTTGCCGCTGAACCGATCTTTGGTTTGCGAGCATCTGAGATAATGTTTGCTGTAGAAACTGGGCCTGACTTTCGGCCTGGTTTCGTTGAGCAATAAGTTCGTCCAATCGTGATTTCGGTATCATTTGCTCGGTGGCCGACGGGGCCTGAGCGGGAGCTGCCGGAGCAGCCGTGTTTTCGTCTGACAAAATAATCCCCCTTCCACTGGGTAGCCCAAGAGTTATTTAACGCGTTCTTGGCCGCGTAATTTCTATTTTAGCTGGAATGGGAGGTATGGCGCAATATACATAGGGTCATTTATTTTCAAACAGTGACACTACTTGTCTATAGTTCCGCTGAGAATAATATTATATGCAGCAAGAAGACCCTGTTGTTTCCCTTGCGCGATATAGATTTCATTCTCTCCAAATCTCCTACTGCCAAACATCGCTCCGTTCACAGCGTACTCATACGAGATTGCCTTTCGGCAAATTCTAAAGATTTCTGAATTGCGCTGTGTACGTAGTGTGTCTTTTTCTTCTTGGGTTAGTGGACCCTCGGTACCAATTATTGGCTGGTTCATTGTGTCTGGAACCCTTTCACGCTGCTCATGATGGCGTCGGGAGAGCTCATAGACTGCGCTTGGTTTCCTTCCATCGGGGAGGAGACTTGTGGCCCCTCTCTACCGTCTTGGTCCTGATCCTGGTCTTCTTGGCTCTGAGCCTTAATGGCGGCCATCTTAGCTTCGGCTGCCTGTAAATCGGCCTTCCCTTTTTGCTGAACCTTGTGCTTTTCTATGTGTCTAAGGGCCATAAGCTTGGCTTCGTTTGAGGATTTTTTGTCGTTAACTACTGCATCGTGGGACTGGAGGTGCATGTCATCATCGTCTCCATAGTTAACGTCTATATCTTCCTCATCCAAAAGAGATATGTTCTCAAGGTCCGCATCTACGGTCTTCTTCATCCTCTCGGACTTAAAGATTTCCTCGAGGTTTTGGATGTTAAATCCTTCCTTGGCTACTCTCAGGAAAAGAGCCGGCAAATCTAACTCTCCTGGGGGCAGTACGGTAGCGGTTTGGAGTCCTAAATTATAAAACGCAAGGATCTGTTGGGACCTGACGGCAGTTTTCTCCGCCTCACTGGACCCCTCCCACACCCAATCCACCTCGCCAATTAAATCATCTGGTTTAATGTTCTCTTTGATCCAAGAACCCTGATCCGGCCCCCGAACCTTTACGTCGTAATCCTTGTCCATAAATTGCTGGAGCATGACGTGTGTCTTCTGGCACATGGGGATAAGAATGTTTCTTTCCTCTGACATTCCCTGGACCCTTTGGCGGGACGAGACTGAGTTCTGAACAATTGTCGCCTGAGTGGCAGAGCGTGCCTTGCCTTGGAGCTGTGGGGCAATGCCTGGCGAGTTATCAGAAAATTGTGCTATCTGGGCACGCACCTCTTGCATCGCTCGTAGGCCAGCCCCTGAGACATCAGGGAATTGTTGGAAGCTAATCCCCTCGGGTGATCCAAGCCAACGAGCTCCTGGCATAACCTTCATGCCGTTTAAATCACCCGCTAAAGCTGGATCAATAACAACGATTGGATTCAATGAATAGTTAAGTGAATCCATCGTCTGGTTTGCTAGATCCGTGATTTGGTATTGCTGGGTCCTGATCTTGTCAGGAAGAGAAAGGCCATACCATACCTTGCCAGGTCTTTTAACGTAGACCGAGCCTACATAAGGATGGGTTTGGGTCCAGAGAGGATTCTTTTTTAAACGAATCACCGTGTGGTTATTAGCAATAACGCCTACGGCTGGGACGGGTTTACCTTTTTCAAATTCAAAATCACACCACACTTCTGTAAAGAGAGCCGTGTTTGTGCGAGCCTTAAGCGCATTTGATAGCTCAGCCATCTCGAGGCGCTCAGTGTCGGCCCAGTGATGTTTGATGTCGTTTGGTATTGACTGAACTTGATCGAGATTTACGTAGAGGCCCGAACGCTCAGCGGCCCCAAGCTCCATAAGTTGGTCTTCAAAGCAAAGTATCATTGAATCAAGAGCTGATGTTTCAGGGTAGATATACCAACGGAAAATATCAACAACATCCCACTTGGCTCCGTAGAAAATGGGAACATCAGACTTAATGGGTTTGCCTTTTTGGTCTCTTGTGAAGACCGAGCGCATTTCTTTCTTAAACGTCCCCTTAATAACAGAGGAGCCGAGTAGAATTTTTTGTCTCTCGTGCTCTTCCATTTTTAAGAAGAGATTGTTTTTTTCTTCTAATTCATACCGAACGGCATTCTCAATCTTCTGAGTGCGCTCGAGCTTCGTCCCATTTTTGGGCATACAGTTAATAACGTCTGGGCTTGGGAAAAGATTCGTGAGGGCTTTCTCCACCGAGGACTCAACCTGGTTATGCAATTCGGCAACGAATATGTTTGAGCGTCCTACGTAGCCTTGGCCGTCTAAGCGGCAAGACCAAAGACGCATGTCTTCAATCCATTGCTCCTCTAAAGAGAGCCTATTGTGTCTAGTGTGAGTTAGTGTGTCAGCTACTGACTCCATAAACCTACGAGCTACATCAGGTCTTGATGCGTAGTTAGTCTCAAATTTTGTTAATTCTTGTTCTGTTGCTTTTTTTGCTGTCCCCATAGAGGTCAGTATAGCTTCTAACTCTCAATGCGTCTGCCCGTGATGGGGTTGATGTAGACGTTTTGTTGCTCGATGATATGGCGCGCTTTGAAAAAACCATGGCGTCTAGTTAAATGTATAGCTCCGTAACGTAGCGCGTCGAATAAATGGTCATAGTATCCATCTTTGGCGGGTTCGTTTTCTCCGTCTATTCTGGCGTAGCCGCCACGAAATCCCTCGTTCAAAACGTGGCATCTGTCGTGAATAAGGAAATTTGGCTCTCCGTTTGTAACTCCATCGAGTAGGCCTTTAATTGCCTTAATGCCTTCCTCGATAAAAGTACGTCTATGAATGGGGTAGATCCCATGTTCGTTTAGGATCTGGATACTTGTTTTTCCTTTGTCTGATTCGTCTGATCCGCGTGGGTCACAGAAGGCCGCGTACTTGGGCCAGGTGCCCCAGAGGCCTTCCTCATATGATTGGCACTCTTGAATGAAGTCGTCCAAGTAGATTTGCTTTCCAAGTCGCTCAGCCAGCACCCTCATTTGTCCACCGATAAACTGTAGCCATACGCAACCAGGATGCTGATAGCCAAAGTCAAAGCATCTATAAATTACTTCCCTATCAATTGGCTGTACTGCTCGAACGAAGTTCCCGCGCTGGAATGATGGGAAGACGGGGCGACCCTTGTGCACGCGACCGTATTGCCCATAGATCATCCGTTGCTGCATGTCTGTTGAATACATGCCCATGAGATCGTCCACATAGTTGGGCGGCAGGTTCTCTACATTGTCCATCGTGGTTGAGAAAAATATCTCGTGCTTCTTTGGGCGACGATGAAGAAAGTGTTGTGGTATCCAGTGCGTTTCCTCTCCTGGATTTAGACCTAAGATTTTTCTATATCTTGTTGGTGGCTTTTCATTTACCTGTTGGCGCACACGAGATTGGAGAGTGTGAAACAATGATTCGTCTATCTCGTTTGCTTCGTCTACGAAGTATCCTGCTATTTCAAGAGATTTAAACTTCTCTTCATCATCGAGTGGCCTAAAGATAAATTC